GGTGAAGTGGCGAGCCGACCGTTTGAAGAGACAGCGGAAGTCCGAAGACCCGTGCATTTTCCTAGCCCCCAAAGGGAGTATTAAGCGATGAGTTATGAGATGCCGAAGGCGGAAGTTGGCGAGATTGTCTTGTTCATGCCCCATGAGGGCGCCCCGGCCGTCCCGGCCATCGTCTGCAAGGCGTCGGCCCGCACGCTGACCCTGTTTGCCATGGCCGGCGAGCTGGGGATGGTGGTGAAGCCCTCGGTCCACCACGTCACCGACGAGGGGGTCCAGGAGTTTCCCGAGTGGAAGCGGTACGGCTTCTGGGACCACCGGCCCAAGGATCCGAAGATTGCCCTGCTTTCCGAGCGGGTTTCGCTCCTGGAAAAGAAGCTGGCTGTCCTGGAGCCCAAGAAGGCCAAATAAGGGCATTAGTCAGTAGGAGCCGCCATGTCCGAAGAAAACCCTCTGCGCCCCATAGCCAAGCGCTGGCTGGAGTGCATCCGGCAAGCCGAGAAGCACAAGAAGGTCTTCTCCGATGACGCCAAGGAGGCCATGGGCTTCTACTCGTCGGACCCCAACGCCATGTGGGCCAACGAGCATGCGCGCGGGGAGCGCGGCTACAACAAGGGCATCGATCCACCGCCGTTTCGCATGGTGGTGAACCGTGTTTTTGAGGCTGTAACGCTCTTTGGGTCAGTCATCCACCACCGCAACCCGCAGCGGACGGTGACGCCCAAGGAGTATCCGGTGATCGGGCCGGCGCTCCTTGGCATCCAGCCGCAGCCCCCGGTCCCGCAGATGGGCCCCGATGGGCAACCTGTCATGGGGCCGGACGGCCAGCCGGTGATGATGCCGGACCCGATGATGATGGCCTATGAGCAGGCTGTCCAGCAGCAGGGCTTCATGTATGAGCGCCGCAAGCTCATCGCTCAGTTGCTCCAGGACTACCTCAACTACACGCCCAATGAGTTGGACCTGAAGCGCCACACCCGCAAGGTTGTGGACGAGGCGTTCATCAAAGGCGCGGGTGTGTGGTGGCATGAGCTGTACCAGCCGCCCGGGGCCACGGTGAAGTTTGCCGGTTCGTTCTTTGATTCCATCGACAACCTTGTGTGGGATCCCGACGCGGACGAGTTTGAGGACATCCGCTGGGCAGCCCGCAAGCGGGTGCAGCCGATTGACGAAGTGGCTGCCAAGTTCGGCCTGTCTCGGGAGGATCTCAAGGGCCACATTGAGTCATACTCCTCCCGGGCCGACCAGGGCGACCGTGGCTACGAACACAAGAAGCGGACGGGCAAGACCAACGACCTCATCTGCTACTGGGAGATTTACTCCAAGACGGGCTTCGGCGACCGGCTGAAGGACGCGGACAAGGATCTCCGCGGCAAGTTCGATGCGCTCGGGCCCAACTGCTACATCGTCGTTGCGGAGGGAATCGACTTCCCACTCAATGCTCCCCCGGCCATCCTCCAGGAAGAGGTGGACGAGACGGGCATCCCGCAGGCGTTGTTCATGTCCTGCCAGTGGCCGATCCCCTTCTGGGCCGAGCCCAACGGCTGGCCGTTCACGCTGCTGTCCTGGCATCGTCAGCCCGGCTACTCCTGGCCGATCAGTCTGATCAAGCCCGGTATTGGAGAGCTTCGCTTTATCAACTGGGCGATGTCGTTCCTGGCCACGCGCATTGCCACGTCCTCGCAGACGCTCATCGGCGTAGCGAAGGCCGCGGACCCCGACATCAAATCGAAGATCCTGGAGAAGAGCGAAGGCGGGTTCAACATTGTCGAAATCTCCGAGGCCGTTGGTCGCTCGGTGAACGACGTGATCTCGGTCTTCCAGATGCCTGGGGTCACCCAGGACATGTACAACATCATCCAGGCGGTCACGGAACTCTTCGACCGGCGCGTCGGTCTGACCGAACTCATTTACGGTATGACGAGGTCAGCCTTCAGAAGTGCGGCAGAGGCCGCCGTGAAGAGCGAGCAAATTTCGGTCAGGCCCGACGATTACGCAAATTCTCTGGAGGACTGTCTGTCCGAGGTGGCTCGGAAGGAAGCCCTCATGGCGCGGTGGCTGATCTATCCCCAAGACGTTGCGCCGCTGCTCGGAGACTTGGCGGCCCAGGCATGGGGCATGCACGTCCAGGGCGAGAACCCGGAGAACATCGTTCGGGAGTATTCGTACCGCGTGGAGGCCGGGTCGGCGCGGAAGCCCAACATCGCCACCAAGGTTGAGAACCTGAACAACTTCATGCAGATCATCGCCCCGGTGTCGCAGGGCATGATGCAGGCCGGTCAGCCGGAAATCTTCAACGCCATGCTGTCCACCTGGGGCAAGGTCAACCAGATGGACGTGTCGGAGTTCATGGTTCCTCCTCCTCCTCCACCCCCTCCGCCGCCCCCGGGCCCGCCCCAAGAGGCGGCACCTCCAGGGCCTCCTCCCGCCCAATAGTCATATATGAGCATTCCCGAGTCGGTCTTGGCCTTGGGCCGAGAGGCCATCGAAACCTATGAGCGTGCCCTGCCCTACGGCGAGCGTTGGGCTGAAATGTGCGCGCTCCAGTGTCCTCCGGGAACCAAGGGGACCGAGCGAGCGTTCCTGGAGGGCCGTCAGAACAACGAGCAGTTCGACTCCCTGCCCCGCCGGCAGGCCCAGTACATGATCCGCGAGGCCAAGCAGGCTGGGATCAACCCCTCGGGCAAGTACTACGTGGCCGGGATCGCCGACAAGCGAGGCTGGAGGGATCCGGCCGCCTGGGTGTCGTCCAATGATGATGTGCTGAAGGTGGCCCAAAAGCGCCGCCTCGCCGTGTCGGGCAGTGTGAACTACGACCCGGGCCCGGCCCCGCCGCAGCGCAAGGTGCTGTCGGAATCCATCGTCAAAGAAGAAGTGCGCAAGGAAAAGCGCAAGAACCCGTCAGCCGACGCCAAGGAGCTGCGGGCCAAAGTCATTGAGAAGCATGCGTACCGAGTGAAAGGACGAGGAGTATGAACGAGATTGCACGGCACTTTTCTCCAGGCGCGGTGATCACGGCCAACAGTTCGGCCGCCACCACGTCCGGCATGTTCCCGTTCGGGCGCTTTGGCGGTGCCTGCGTGATGATCGCCAACACCAACGGAGCCACCCAGATCAACTGGTACGGCACTGTTGATCCTTCGGTGACTCCGCGGCAGATTTACTCCGAGGGCTCGGCGGTGACCACCGCGGTGACGGTGGGTATTCACCCGGTCCCGGACGCCTGCTTCGCCGTGAATCATGTGGTGCCCGTGGTCAGTGGCGCTACGACCTGCGCCATGACGGTGATGGCCAAGGGCTGACCCGATGCCCCTAAGCCCTCGCACCCTGCGGCCCGGCAGCGCGTTCACGCCGAAGTCCATCTCTGGCCTCGCCCTGTGGCTGGACGGGTCGGACGCTTCGACGCTCTACACCACCGACGCTGGGCCGGTGACGGCGGTGTCGGCCCCTACTGAAATCAGTGGGTGCATGGGGTGGTGGGACGCGAGCGATGCGGCCAGCATCACGCAGTCTGACGGGCTGGTGAGCCAGTGGAATGACAAGAGCGGAAACAATCGCCACGCCGCCGCAAGCGGTGGGGCAAGGCCGACCCTGACCGCCGGCGGACTCAATGGCAGAAGCGTAGTGACGTTCGACGGCACGGACGATCAGATGCTTATTTCTAGCGGCTTCCTGCAAGTGCCGAACGCCACCATTCTGTCGGTATTCAAATACAACTCTGGGCAGTACGGCGGCATCATATCAAGCGCCCTCCAGCCGACCGATGATTCGTCGCCTCGCCTTGTCATTCACAACGGCTTTTTTCGGACTTTTGGATATTCCAACTTCTCCGACACGCCTCAAGGGACATCGCCGACGCTTGTGACAGGACGAGTGCAAGCCGGGGCATCGTCCATTTTTCAGTCTGGTTTGCTGGCGGACGCCGACGCGGCATCTGGGTCGCTTACAACCGGCAGCACACAGACGGCAATCGGCTCGTACAGGACAAACGCCGGCAATCATCTCAACGGCTACATAGCCGAGATTGTCGTCTTTGATTCTGCACTCTCAACGTCCGACCGCGCCCGCGTCGAAGCCTACCTCGCCGCAAAGTGGGGCATCACTGGTGTTCATGCGCGGGCCGCAGCGGCGAGCGACCCGGTTGGGCATTGGGGCGACAAGTCCGGCAGAGGGCGACACGCCACGCAAAGCACGGCAGCGAGCAGGCCAAGCGTTGGCGCGCAAGGGGGCAGGACGGCGGTTGCCGTTGACGGCAATTCAAAGTCATTGAATCTGTCTTCCAATATGACGATGAGCGGAGGCGGCTCGCTGTTCATCGCCGTTCAGAGAACGGCCGACAATTCTGGCGGGATGCACTCTTTGTCGGGCCACCCATCCTCGCTGCATCATCCAGCCGGGACTGCCTACTACGACGGCTTCGCCTCCACAACCCGCCACTCATGGCCGCAATCGTACATCACGCATCCGCATATCTACGGGGTCGTTTCTGGGTCGGATTGGTCGGCTCACATCAACGGCGCGTTGGTCAACTATGTCGCGTCCCATACCCGCGGCAACCAAACCGCCGGATACGGGCAGGTCATTGGCGCAAATCCATCGACCTCGGCGCAGGGAAGATACCTAGAGGTTCTTGCCTACACACGCAACCTAAGTTCTTCCGAAAGGCAGCGCATTGAGCGCTACCTCGCCGGAAAATGGGGCATTGCCCTCGCCCCGCAAGTTTCCAACGCGGACGCGCAAAGTTGGGTCAACCGCGTTTACGCCAACGGCGGCACCGTCTCGTCCACTACGGCGACGGCGGTGAATACGTTCTGCAACGACATCGACGCGGCAGGCTTGAGGGGTCGGTTCTATCGCCTGAATCTGTTCTGCGGCACCGGCTTGGCCGCGTGCCTTGTGCCGCTGTATCGCGGGCCGTCGCTGGGCGGGACGCAGTATGGCGGAACGACGGATACGAACAATGGGCCGTTCGTCAGTTCCGACTACAACGAAACCGGCTCAAGCGGCGGCCTCAACGGCAACGGATCGACAAAGTACCTGGCTACCGGGCTGAACCCATACTCCGCTGGGCTTGCGGAAACCGACTTTCACACGGCCGGGTATTTCAAGGACGCGATAAATGCCTCTGGCGTCTTCATCGGGTGCGTCAACTCAAACGCCACCAAAGGCGTGATATTCCATCCGGCCTACCTGACGCTGGGTATGTACGTGCGTTTTGGCGGTCTTAGCAATTCCGGTATCGAAAACGGCTCGCTGTCTGCCAGGAATGGTTTCCTGTTGGGCGTTCGGCGTCCAGGCGGCGTTGGGTTTCGTAATGGCTCAAACATCAACGCAACCTCAGTGACTACAGGGAGCCAAGCGTGGGCAAGTGCTTCAGACTCGCCGGCGCTGTTTGTCTTCGCTAGGAACGATGCGCAAGCAACACCCACCCCCATGCCGTTTGCCGGTCGCTGTCAAGCGTATTCCATCGGGAATAGCGTGACCGACCAACAGGCCGCCGACTTTCACACTGCCATGCAATCGTTTCAGACTGCCTTGAGCAGAAACGCATGACGCTCACAGACCTCACCCTTCCGATCAGCGATTCCGACGCCAAGCAACTGGCGCTGGTCTTCACGCCGCAACTCGCCCAGCGGCTCGCGGAACTCCACGCCGAATACGGCTCCCCAAACTGCGTCCCCATGCCTCGCGTCCTGGCCGACGGCCGCCTGATGCTCTGTGCGGATGTCCTGACGGAGGTGGGCGAAGGCGGCCTGCTCCACGCCATGTGGCAGGCGGCCGACCAGAGCGTGCTGCTCCCGGCCGTCGAAGTGATCCCGTGGGACGAGGCCGTGGCCCTGCTGCCGCATATGGACAGCAACTTCGGCGACTCTTCGGCTGGAGCGCTGACCAAGGCGCAGGAGGCGAAGGTCCGGGCGTACTACGCAGAGGATCAGTCGCTGTTTGAGTCGATCAAGCAGCCGGGCAAGGTGAAGAAAGTCTGACCGTGGCCTACCTCACATACTTTGACCTCGTTGAATCCTTGATCGTCTCGTCCTACGGCGGGCCGCAGGATGCCGAGCAGCGGGACATCCGGTCGGCCATTCACCGGGCCTACAACGAAGTCACCACTATCCGGGACTGGTCTTACTACCACGTCCACGGTCGGGTGGTGACCAACGCCACCTACTCCACCGGGACGATTGGCGTCACGTCTGGCACGGCCACGCTGACCGGGGGCTCGTTTGCCACGGCTGGTGTCACGGCGGCCAATGTGCAGCACTGGACGATCCGCGCCGGGGATCGCTCCTATCCGCTCGGAACCTACTCCAGCGGGACCAGCGTCACCCTTGGATCGCAGTTCTCAGGTCTGAACATTGACGCTGGAACACCCTATACGCTGTTCCGGTCGATCTATCCGCTGCCGTCCGACTTCCGCAACATGGACGAGCCCAGCGACGAGTTCAACTGGTGGTCCGGGGTCTATGTGACTCCCGACGAGGCCATGAAGATCGAACGGGTGTCGAACTCCTCTGGCAACCCATACCACTGGACCGTCATCAAAGACCCCCATAGCAATGGATACGCCATCAAACTGATTGGCTATCCCACGGAAGTGGAGACTGTGGACTTCACCTACCGGCGCACAGCTCGCCCAATCCGTTATTCGGGGCATGAGGCTGCACTGCGGCAAGGCACGGTTGGGCGCAGTTCCAGCACCGTCACGGGTTCCGGCACGGCCTTCTCCTCGGCCATGGTGGGTTCCATCCTGCGCATTGGCGACACCACCAACAGTCCGGGGCCAATTGAGTCGATCACGCCGTGGGTATCGGAGAGCAAGATCACGGCGGTTGGTTCGTCTACGGCCCTGACCACAGAAGACAGCGGGACCATCGCCGGGTCCACCAAGTATCTGATCACCGACCCCATCGACGTGGCGCCGCACATGCAGGCCGTGGTGGAGAGCTGCTGCGACTACTGGCTGGCGCGGACGCGGGACAAGGGCGCGGACAAGGCGTTCCAGATGTACCAGCGTGATCTGCGGCTGGCGATGGAGCAGGACCAGTTGGCGCCGTTCTCTGGGCGTAGCAAGGAAATCTACCATGACGGGGGCTGGCGTACTCCTCTGAAGCCAGACCAAGGATGATCGTCATCGAATCCTGGAAGGGGCTTGTCACCAATGTCGGGCCGTACGCCATTCCTCCAGGCGCAGCGGCTACGCAGGTGAATATCCAAGCCCTCGTTCCTGGCTCCGTGGTAGTGCGATCTGGAATCACCAACGTCTCGTTCGCCACCCATACGGGTGCCTCATCTCCGGTGGTGCAGGTGTTCAATTTCCAGCACGGCACCACAGGCCACGTTGTGTATCAGAACGCATCTGGCGGCATCTTTGTGGCCAAGGGGCCGTCATAATGCAGCTCGCATCTGGCGTCGTCAAAGTCACGGTCGGCACTGGCGGCTCATCGTATTCGTCTGCGCCGACTGTCTCACTTTCTGGTGGAGGCGGCACAGGCGCCGCGGCAGTAGCACAGATGGCCGGGACCATGGTACAGGGTGTGGTGATCACCAATGCCGGCACGGGCTATACATCGGCGCCCACGGTCAGTTTCTCGGGTGGCGGCGGCTCGGGTGCGGCCGGAACGGCGGCGGTGCTGTCATACGCTGGCACTCGTCCGATCACGTTCTTCAAAGGGCGGTGGAACGACATGTACGGCGTGGACGGCCACGGGCGCGGGTTCCGGTGGGACGGCGATACGCCATACCTAGAAGCCATCGGAATCAGTAAGCCCTCCACATTTGCGGCGCCAGTGGGATCTACGGCCAGCCAGCAGAACTACGTGGCGTCCGTGCAAATCCTGGACGGCGGCGCTGGCTATGGTGGCGTCCCGACCGTGTCTTTTACTGGGGGAGGCGCTACAACCCAGGCTTCGGGCACGGCCCTGCTCGCCAACGGCCGGGTTGCTGGCGTGAAGCTCACGGCCCGCGGAGCGGGGTATACGGGGGCGCCGCAGGTTTCGTTTGCCGGCGGGCAGGGAACCAGCGCGGCGTTCACCTGCAACGTCTTCGGCTCCGTGATCGGACTGGAGTGTTCCGACAGCGGCGCTGGCTATACCGGCGATCCGACGCTCACGTTCTACAACACCCAAGGGCTATCAGGCGCCAACGTCCAAGTGTCTGTGGACACCACGTCTGGCGTGCTTGTTGGCTCCAACGTCTTGGCTGGCGGGACGGGAGCCACCTCCACTGGCGTGACGGCATCCCTGTCTGGTGGTGGGGCAAGCATCCAGGCAACCGTTCATCCGGTGCTGGAGTATTCGGTCCAATCGGTGACTGTCGCCAACTCCGGCACGGGGTATATGACGCCCCCGGTCATCACATTTGTCGCTGACCCTGACGACTCTGCCGGCGCCGGCGCCTCCGCCGTGTGTGCGGTCAATGCGACCGGGCAAATTACCGGCGTGACCGTTGTGTCGGGTGGCCGGTATCGGATTCCTCCGACCGCCACCATTCTGAGCAGCGGAGCCATTGCCAGCGCCGTCATAGCACCGACGATCAAGGGAGTCTACCAGTGCTGCATCCGCTACCTGGATGACACGCCGGAGTCTCAAGGCGGGCCTATCCCAAGTTCCATTTCCGACTTGCGAGAGGTGGACGCCACAGCCGGCTTTCAGTCGCTGACGTGGAACCTCAACAACCACGGGGCGGAGTCCCGCGTCCATGCCATCGAACTGTGGAGAACGACGGCCGATCAGTCCGTGGTGCTGTACCGCGTGGCCCGCATCGACAAGGTCAACGGCGCATTGCCGAACACGGCGTATGTGGACACCCTGACAGACCATGAGCTGCTGGACGTGGATCGCAACACCACCTCCAGCAACATCACCAGCGTATATGGCCTGATGCCGGTTGTGCTGCCCAGCGGCCAACTCAACGCCCGCCGGTTCGACCCTCCGCCGCAGAACATGGCCGTCGCCTGCATGTTCCAAGACCGGGCGTGGTACGCAGTGGATACGACAGGGGCCAAGCCGAACAGCCTGTACTACTCCGAGATCGATGAGCCCGAGAGCGTGCCCGAAGCCAATGAGCTGGTGCTGCAAGAGAACGCCATTGACTCTGACGCCATTGTGGCGCTGATTCCGTTTGGCGCGTCCATGCTCATCGCCCAGTCCAGACACATTTACAAACTCCAGTACATCAGCCAGCCCATCATCGACGCCTCCATCACGCTGGTGTCCTACCGGGGCGTGATCAACTCCCGCTGCTGGGACACCTTTGGTGGCGCGGCGTTCATCGCCGACGACTATGGCTTGTACGCCTTTGACGGTGGTCGGGAAGA